AGCCATGGAGCAGTACAAGTCTTGGGAGACTGAGACCAAGGCGCTCTTTGAGAAGTGCGCTCACTATCTGCTGGAGTGGCATTGCATCGCAGACTTCAACAAGGTCAACGGCCTCATCTGTGACGTGGACATGGAGCTCAAGTATCTGGAACGCCTGTGCTTGGAGCTCCGTGCTGTGGATTACAGCTCTGAGTACGTGCAGATGCTTCAGGACAAATACCATGAGGAGTATAAAGAGAAATGCAAGACGATCGGTGTGGACATCTGCTGAGTCAGCCTCAGTTATTCATAAGGGTCGGTAACGACCGCTATGTCATTGTAGATCACCCTCACTTTGACGTCCCTATGTATGTCTGGAGTGAAGCCGAGCAGCGCATTGTTCCGTACAGTCCGAATAAATAGGGAAGATCTCCCTCGTCATAGGCGGGGGAGATCTTTCTAAGCTGAAATCCTCGAGGAGGTCAGCTGACTTCCGGGGGCAAACTCACCTACCCCCACCTCGTAGCTGACGAAATTACTTAGATAAACTGACTGAAGAACGGGATTCACGCGACTTTGCACCGAGGGAGCTCCGTTTGACGTACACCGTGGTACTCGGAGTGAGCCTTGATCGTACCACGAACGGTGAGGGTGCTGTCCTTATCGTGATTACATCATATATCATCCCTTCACAGAAGTAAAGCCCTAAAATCTTGTAGATAAGTTTGGAAAACTTACAGAAATGCAAGACTTTAGGACTTTTCTCTGTGAATCTGTAAGGAAAATACCCGAAAATAAAGAAAACTCATGATTTTTGAGAATTTTCCATGACAAAGTCTATGTAGTTTTTCTTGTCCTTCCAGCACTGAAGAATCTCTTGGTCGATGGTCTTACCCGAAGACATGGTTGCTACAAAGTGATAGTAAATACAAGGCTTTTCCTGACCAGGACGGCGAACACGAGCACGGGCTTGGTCATACTTACCTAAAGAATGGTCAAGGGTATAGAAGATGCACAGGTGAGCTCTTGTCAGGTCAATACTCTCCGACCCTGCTGTATACTGTACCCCGAGGATACGAGTCTTGCCAGACTTCCAGACTCTTAGGGAGTCCTCTTTTCCTGATACCTCAGAGTATCCACAGCCGAGCCTTTCGGCCACCTTGCGGATAGCATACAGGTCTTTCGAGAACTTTGCGAAAATGACCACTGGTTCAGACTCAGGTAGACCCTTGAGGAACTGATACAGATATGTGCGCCGGTAGGTGCTTATCCGCTTCAGCTCGGTTGTGCCATCGTCATGCTCTAAAGGTAAGTATCCACTCGTCACCTGCTGCTTGCGGATGACCATAGACAGAGCATTATTCACGGTCATGTAGCCCTCGTCCATCTCGAGAGCACCTTCTTTAGACAGTTCCTTATACAGATATTCCAGTCCAGCGGGCATTGGAATCTTCTTAACCATGTGAGTAGGCTTGGCGAGCTTTACCGTGGACTTCATGTAGAACGCACAGCTAAACATCTTCTCCCTAAGATCATCAAGGTTTTTGTAAGGCTGCTTCTTGTCCTTTATAGGGAAGCCAACTCTGGCACTGAGGTTGACGTCAATGTTCAGGTACTTGTCACAGAATGCAGAGTAATTCGTACCGTAAATAGACCGGTCAAGGAATCTGTACTGCGCGTATACGTCCAAGGGATTCTCTGCCAGAGGAGTACCTGTCAGTAGGTAGCGGTGAGGTACAACTCTGCCTAATCGGGCTAAGAAGCATGAGCACTTGCTTGACGGGGACTTGATACGATGGCTCTCATCACAGATGACGCAGTCAATCCCCAGTTTCTTATAGAACCAGACCTTGTCCACAGGCTTTTGCCAGATAGAGTCATAGTTACAGATAAAGATAGTGCAGCCCTCTCCGGGCTTTACGGACTTAAAGGTTTTTAACAAGGCCGCCTTTTCCTTGCCGGTCATGTTGTGCAGCTCATACACATGGTCAGGAGGAATGTCAGAGTGGAGCTGAATTTGAGGCTTCCAGACGTCACAGGGCTTTTTAGGAGCTACTACCAACACCCTCTTAAAGCCCCTATTGACCACGAGGTCAATCATGATCTTGGTCTTACCTGATCCAGGTTTTGTGTATAGAGCTGCTGCATCCCGAGGATACATATATTCAAGAGCCTTGAGCTGATGTGCCCAAGGCTTCGTCTTGAATATGAACTTAGACCCAGAACCAAGATTCACAACCGTTCTCCTCTTCCCTCTTGGTCACTACCCAAGGCTCTCCAGTCCAATAACTCTCCTTACAGAGATGCTGCATTGTGCTGACCCAGTCTTTTAGGGCAGTCATAGAATAGAGGACTCCGATAGAACAGCCTACGGTAGCCCATTTACGAAGCTCAAGCTCCTGCTTTTTACTGGTCGCGTTCTTGTGGTCAGGAACTTTTAGCTCCAGTTTGAACGCACGACCATGAAAGCAGCCATTGATGTCAGGTCTACCCGACTGCATGGCATTGCCGGACACGTTCTCAGCCTTGCAGCCAGGAATAGAATTGAGATACTCCAGAGCTCTGGACTGAAAGTTACTTTCTAAGCCCATAAAACCCCTTTACCAAAGCATCCCAGCTGAGACCAATCCTATGTAGCCAATGAATAGGATGCTGACCAGCAAACACAGCCTTGTCGTCAATGTACAGGTCTGCATAGACCTTACGGGTATCATTCTGGAAAATTTCCTTGAGCTCAGGCAGATTCTCATTTACTGCATCAAACTCAAGACCATTGTCCTTGCACCAGTTTACAGCTCTGTCAAGTGCTCTGTCAGGAGTCTCATTGTCTCTGCTGGTCCAGAGAATTAGCTTGACCCCGGCCTTTCTGAGGGCTTTGCAATAGTTTATCATAGACCAAATAGGTTCACCTACGTTAGGGTAGGCATCCTTTACCAGTGTACCATCAAAGTCCACGGCTACGATCTTAGGCAGGGTCTTCTTCCAGTTAGGTTCAGTCATTTTCTCTTCAGCTCCCTTTCCATGTGGTCTGTCAGCCAGATTCTCACCCATCCTTGGTGGTCTACATGGCTGTCATTAAAAGACCTTGCAAGGTAAGGGAACATCTTTTTGTAACGATTTACAATGAGCTCCTTAAGAAGTGCAAGGTCACTACTTTTTGTCATTTGTAGGTCTATATTAAAGTCGAACATAGCCCACTTAGACAGGTACTCAGCCAGTTCAAAGCGCTCAATATCCTTGACAGTTAAGAACTTGAGGTACAGGAGGGCGGGAGCATAGCAAAGATGCTCCCACCGCAGTTCGTCCCTGTCCTCATTGAGGACTTTGACCATAACCTTAATGAGCTTCTCGTCTCTGGGTATTGCCATAGGGGTTCAGCTCCTCCATGTTGTGTTTGGCAGTCTCATAGTCCCTCTTGTAGAGGTGCAGAGAGCCTGCATAATGAGTGTAACTGCCGACTTGTACTCCAAGCTGCATAGCCATCAGCATCTGCATGGAGCAGAAACTGAACATGTCGTAAGGAACACCCATCCAAATGTCGTTGGATCTCATGTGCACCATCATGTGGAGCTTACCTTCACGGATCAGGAACTGGAGGTAGACCGTGCAAGGCAGATCCTTGGTCTTGGCATTGTCAGCGTCCTTAATGTGGATAACCGCCTGACGGCTATCAGGGTCTTTGCGGAGCAGATCGACCACATAAGCCCACTGATCAAAACCGAATTTCTTACCGATGCGGTATCCATAAGCGGAGTTTGCGTGGACGCCATCATCGGAGATCTCATTCCACTTAGGGGCAAACTGAGCAATGTCTGCCGTCTTGTTAGACCCAGACAGATACCACAGCAGCTCACCGACTGCGTAGCGCATAGGCAGCTTGCGGTACTTGCTTGTAACGATATTACGGGTAGGGTCTTCGACGCAGAATGCAGCGTTGAGGACTTCACCAACCACTGCACCATCACGAGAGCCATTCTCATAACCTTCAGAAGCCTGTTTGACGAGGTCTGCGAATGCCTGTTGCCAGACATCATTGACGCTTCTGCCCTGATAGATAGAAATCATCTGTAACCTCCTGTCGTCAGGTTCACCGGCAACTTGTTAGGAGGCCTGATCGATTCATTGCAGGGCTTACAGCCGTCCTGTGCAAACATAGATTCCTTCAGCCCCTCACGAGCTGCTCTACGCTCAGTCAGCTCCATGATGGCATAGTTGGCAATGTCCATGAGGGTATCTTCAACAGTCTCATCAGAGACCTTGAGCGCGTACTCAGGCTGGATGACAGTATCCAGACGGTTGAGCTTATCAAACAGGCGCATACAGACAAAGTTCGGGTAACGCTTGCGGAGTTGAGCAAAACTATCCCCGTAGTCTGCATTCTTGCGTTCGTACAGCTCATGCATTTCCTTGCAGAGCTGCTCGTGGATCTTAATCTTGTCCATGATAGTCTCCTTTATGTGAGGGGGAGCTTGTGCTCCCCCTTAGAATGGTAAATACTGAGGTGGGAAGCCCTTTATGCAGACTGGAGTTCAGTCATCATCTTCTTCCCAATCATCCTCGTCGTCCTTCTTGGACTTTTTGGAGGACTTGGTTGCCTTTTTAACAGGGGCTTTCTTAGATGACTTCTTGGACTTGGGAGCGGGCTCTTCTTCCTCCTCGTCGTCATCCTCATCTTCATCCTCGTCCTCATCATCCTCGTCGTCCTCTTCGGGCTCGGGCTGCTTCTTGGACTTTTTCTTAGTGACATTCTTCTTGGCGGGCTTGACCTCTTCCTCGTCCTCCTCGTCGTCGAGGTCGTCATCGTCCTCATCGACTTCATCCTCTTCGTCCAGCTCAGAGAGCTTGAGGTACTGGGAAATCTTGGCGCGCTTCTGACCATTGTACTCGTCATGGATGACCTCGATGGCGCAAGCCTTATTCAGCAGCTTGTCCAGATCGATGGTGAGCTTGCCGGTAGCCTTCATGCCGAGGGCTTCGAGGAGCATCTTGAGTTTCCAGAGAGCCTTTTCACCAAGGGACAGGGTCTCAAAGACCTTGCAGCCCTTACCAGAGCCACCAGTGACCTCAAACTGCACCTTGAGGCCGTCATCACCAGAACCCTGAATGGTGCACTCCTCGATCTTAACGATCTTGGCGGGGAACTGACCCTCGGGGCAGCGGGTAAAGCTCTCAACACCGGTCATGTCAACTTTAAGTTTTCTGCTCATTGTAATACCTCCAAAATTTATTCACCCTGACCGATGACTTCCATAAATTTGTCATAGGTCGGATTGATGATGCGTTTAGGAACTTTAATGCTGGGATCGACTTGGAGCTTAGTCCAGTAGTAGGGGTTCGGACCGATATCGGCTGCATACTTGACAACTTCCTTGGTCTCGTTGCCCTTGGTGACTTCCTTGATGATCTTGGTGGTATGGATACCATAGTTCGCCATACCCTCAAGATAGGTACGAGCACCCTTAGAGACCGAAGGACGGATGTCAGGTGTGATCTCATCCTCCATACCCTCGATAGTGTCCATACTCTCGTGGCAAGTTGCCACAACGATGTGCTTCTTGGCAAGACGCTGGAGTGCTTTAATCAGTTCTTCCTGCTCAGTCTTCAGGTCGCCCCAAAGCTGCTGAGTCATCTTCTTGCCCTTGGTAGTTACCTTCTGCTGCACCCATTCGTTGACGACCATAGAGAAAGTGTCAACGACAATGGTCGCGTACTTCTTGTCCTTCTTCAGCTCCTCACAGAGAGCCTTGAACTGCTCAATGTTCTCAATAGAGATAGCCTTAATACCCTCAACCCGAGCGATGGTGTTAGAGCCATCGTCACCGATCTGGATATACAGAAGGGGCTTGGGGAACGTGGATGCAACATAGGTCTTACCACTGTTGGATTTGCCATACAGTACCCAGAAATTACGCTGACCGAGCTCCTGGATATCGACGGCAGAATCGAGAATTCCCATGTGGTTACTCCTTTTCTACAAAGTCTTTTGCTATGACGTACTCAGTGTCTCCACCGGTCATTTCTGCGTAGCAGATGTCATGGTAGGAACACCAAGAACAGTTCTTGGTAACATTCCGGGTCTTGTTGTCTCTGCCAGACCGAATGATTTGCTGCGCTGTAAACAGATACCCATCCCAAATGATGTCGACCATCTTAGGGTCAATGTCGAGCTCCACCTGGAAGAAGAACTCTGGAATGTTGTCTCTGTATCTTTCTCCTTTTTGAATTATCTCTGGATCAATGATGTCTCTGCGCTTGCAAGCTCGTTTCCAGCTCATAGGGGTGATCTTACTGGAGACAGCCTCACTAAACCGTCCTGTCTTTTCAAGCCAGATAGGTTCAGCGGCCGGAGTGGACTTGATGTAGTCCCATTTTACTTTATCAGGTAAAATGCCCTTCAAAAATTGAACTGCCTTTGCGTACAAGCACTTTTGTGTATTCATGATGAGAATGTCCATTGATGGCTTGTTGGAGAACGTCTTGTGCTCGCCAACGGTAATGGACTTCACTCCATGGTGCTTGAGCAAATACAGCTCATCGATCTTACCTACAAAGACGATCGGCTCACCTCTGTAGTTACCGACCTCGATCTCAAAGGGCTTCTCAGTGATCTGAGGCTGTCTTACACCCTTGTAGACCTTTCTGTAGTCCTTAAAGATAGTGAACAGATCCTCAACATAGTCCTCACCGAGGATGCTCTGCTGGGAAGGGGGTAACTCATAATAAGTGTCCTTAATGTCCCGTCTTGCCTCTTTAAGAGCTTCAGGGTCGTTGCGTAACTCTAACAGCTTGTGGAAGTCAGTGCCAAAATACAAGGGTCTCTCTGGTGCTCTCTTCTCAAGTCGTCTGACGTAACGTAGCCAGTGCTGGTAAGGGCAGTTAAGATAGGTAGCTTGCCTTGAGTAACTGATGAATATGTTGTCTCACGCTCCTTTCCTGTATTCTGCCTACCAGAATTGCACTGGAGCGTTGGAGGGAGAAGGAACCAACGAGCTGATGATTACGGCTTCAGCTTATATACGTGAGGAGATGTCTTGTTACCCACACACAAGACAGTGTGATCAGCCTTGGATACGTGTCAACTGATCTGGAGGCTTTTTCCTACGCGCTGCGTCTACTTCGGGTGTACACACCGTCACGTCTTCACGCGCTCCTCTTTGGGTAGCTCTTACTGATCATCCGCTACCAGTTCATACCTGACTCTGCATTTACACGGGCTTGTCACCGTTCAGGTGCTCTTCCAACTGAGATACTACAAAGCTCCCCGTTAGTCCTGAGCTGCATTAGGCAGAGGGGGCTGTTGCCCCCGCCGCTGGTTTACTCGTCGTCTTCGTCGACTTCCTCGAAGTCGTCATCGTCGTCATCTTCGACCTTCTTGGTCTTCTTGGCGGGCTTCTTCGCAGGCTTCTTGGACTTCTTAGCGGGCTTGACTTCCTCTTCCTCGTCTTCGTCCGCATCCTCGTCTTCGACTTCCTCCGGCTCGGGCTTGACCTTCTTGGGAGCAGTCTTGGTGGCCTTCTTACCCTTCTTCTTGCTGACGGGGGCGTGACCCTCGTAACTGCCGTCGTCCTCCATGACGCTGTTGGCGAACTTCTCCTTGCCCTCTTCGACGTTGATCTGCTTGGCGGTCTTGCGGTCGAAGATCATCTCGTCGCCGTTCTTCTTGAGAACAGTGATGGTCTTCTTGTCGGCCTTGGCGACCTCAGACACACACAGCTTGATACCAGTGAAACCTTTGACGATGACCTTATCGCCCTTCTTGAGATTCAGCATTTTGTTACACTCCTTAAAAAGATTTTATTGTGGAAGCGGTTCACCGCTCCTGCTTACACCATGAAGTATATATTATCCTCCTGGAAAAAGCAAGCATTATTTTTCAGGAGTTTGGATTATTTTTGTTGAGATTCACAAGAATCCCTTGTCCAATCTTGGTTTTTCTACAGTTTTCGAAATTTTAGTGAGTTCCCCAAGGACCCCATCCGATGTCCACATCCAAGGGCACTCTGAGCTCAACACCAAAGTCATCCAAGACCTTAGGGTGCTTCATGACCCTGCGAATGGTCTCATCCACAAAGTCCTTGTCCTCAACTCGGCACTCACCGATAATGGAGTCGTGTACAGTAGCGCCGATCCATGCCACACCTTTGAGCTCCCTATTAATCTGGGTCACAGCAGAGATCAGTAGATCAGACCCTGAACCCTGAACTGGAGTATTGATAGCACGGCGAGCTGCACTTGCCCGTTCCCACTTGTTTGCGGAATAGATGAGAGGGAGCTTGCGGAAGCGACCAAACATATTCGCCACGCCGCCCTGCATTTCACAGAGATCTTCCTGTTCCTTATGCCAAGGTAACAGCCGAGCATACTTTGCAAAGAACAGGTCACGGATGTGCTCAGCCTCTCGCTGAGTAAAGACTTGACCATAGCTGTCCAGAGCATACTTGACGAACTTCTTTGCTTGCATACCATATAGAAACGATAATACCCTCGGTTTCCCGATATTTATTAGGGGTCTAGACTATACCTTCAACGATGTGTAGTGTATCTCCCGAGAGAATCTCTCTTGCAATGGTACTGCTGATGACATCTTTTACAAAGACATACCAGATTGCTTACTTCATTATGTTTATGATCTCCATCCTTATGGTGTACCAGTAAGTTCTTAGTAGATCCACACCATTCACAGTGTTCCATAGAAATAAGATGACGATAAGCACAACCATATTTCCAAGCGTTATTCTTTTCTCCTTTTTGATCATACCCATGTTTTACGTATTTACCATTCTCATAGATACGAGTAAGCCCTTTTCTCGCGTAGAACTCAGTTCTACACTTATCAGAGCATAAATGCTGATTCCAGCTCTTTTGCTGGAACTGTTTACCACAGATTGTACAGGTTACTTTTGCATAAGCCATTACAAGATACCTCCTTTCTTACACAGATTTCGTTGTCCCCCGTATACATGAATTCGATTGATTTATCCATAGGATAGCGATTCATGATAAGTCGTTACACACTGCTTTTACACAGGCACGGGATTCCCATATGTTTCCGTTTAGGGTCAACCGTTTTGAGGGGATTTTAATTCGGCCTTACTTTGTAGGTTAACCGAAATTCACGGCCTTGGCTTTCCCTCTCTCCTCCTTAGTAGGAGCGCGACCGTTGGTAAAGAGTTTGGCTGTCTCAGTATGAATATCACCATTGTTACGGTAAATGTCCAGCATGGTCTTCTCGTTGGCGTAGTGAGCAGCAATGCGTAGCTCCAACTGAGAGTAGTCCGCCTCGAAGAGGATCATGCCTGGAGCGCCCGCAAACAGACCTCGGATGTCCTTGGTTCTGGGTACTTGCTGGAGGTTGGGATTGTTACAGTTATGGACACAGATTCCATTAGCAATAAAGCATTCAGTTTCCGGTACAGAAATGTCATACACTCCATACTTTCCTGGAAGTTTTTCTACTTTCCAAATGGTGTGGTTATTCTTTTTACGATGAGAACGACCATCATAGGTTACTCCATAGTACTTCATCCGATTACCAACAAAGCCGATGTCTCTCCCAAGGAGTTTAGCAGCTCCTACCAGACCGTTACCCTCTTTAAGAGCCTTTACAAGGTCTTTCTTGGATAAACGGGACTCCATAATTGAGCTATGTAGGGACTCTTTATATTCCTTACTCTGTCGTGTCTTTAAGGAAGCTGCATTTCCTTTCTTATGCCAGTCAGCACCCTTTTCCTGAATGTGGAGTCTTGCGTGATCACTTACGGAGAGTCCAATGAGATTCTCAGGTTCATCATTCAGAGGATTTTCATCTTTGTGGTGCACATGCTCTGGAGTGTACCCATGTAGCTCCTTAAAGATAAAGACATGCTCTAACTCTGTGTCACATCCTGTTGGATAAATCCTATATCCACGTGGATTTTCTCTGCTTCCTTTGAACCCACGTTCTATTGCAAGTACATGGTCTCTATCTCTCTTTTTACAATGCAACTGATCAACTCTTCGGTAGTCTCCAGAGGTAAGCCGTACAAGATGATCAGAAGTAGCGTCTATGTACTTCAGCTCATGAGTCCCTTGAGACTTATACCAAACTCTGTACACATCATCTCGTACTCCTGTACACCCACTAAAAGAGACCTTGCATAGTCTTGGTTTTAGGTTCTCGTCAAACCCATACACAAGGTCTCCAACTTTGATGTCTTTAATGGGCTTATACCCCCCTGGAATCATCACTGGAGTATCCCCAGTAAGACAGCTTGTTCTGCCTGAGACCACGTTGGTAAGATTGAAGCTCGGGTGGATGCGGCTCTCATAGCAGTCGTCCTCCCAACGATTGAGGAACATTTTGTTACGAGTAGCAGCGTCTTTGTACTCAAGCAGCAGTTTCGGGGTCTCATATCCCTGCATGGAGAGTTCCTTAAGAACGTCAGCAGCAATGGATGGAGCTCCCTTGGCTGTCCAGTTGATGATGGGCATTTTCTCCTGTTCGTAGAACACTTTTGCCACCTGTGCAGAGCTATTCCAGTTGATCTTTGCGTGCTTGTTGAGCTCTGCAAGCAGCTTCTTCTCCTGAGTATTGTACTTCTTGCGTACAGACCGTAAGGCATCAAGGTCAATGTAGAGGCCATTGCGCTCAATGTCTCTGTATGCTCTATAAGCGGGTCTGAGCAGCTCCCGGTAGAGCTTCATCTGTCGGGAGGTCATGTTGCAGCACAGGTACTGATAGAGCTGCCATGTGTACTTGACGTCACACTTCAGGTAGGGAACAATGGTATCCTTATCACCGCTGAGCTTGTCCTTCTTCTTGATGTCCCAGTCAGGTACACCAAGGTAGGATTTAGCCATGGCTTTAAGACCGTGCTCAGCGACAAGATCGTACGCTGTACCCATCAGCATCGTGTCTTCATGGATGGGGATCTTGAGACCGAGATGGTGCTCGATGAAGAGGGTGTCGAATTTACCGTTCTGGAACACAGTCTTGGCCTTGGCTTCCCGGACGTGCTTCATGACGTTACGGAACTTGCGCATATCAGCCTCGCTGGAGCCATCGTAGATGAGAATCTTAGACAGGTCATCATCAACAGTTTTGGCAAGCCCGACGCCAATCCATGTAATACGGTCTTTGTACCGGTTAAGACCAGTAGTTTCAATGTCAATCGTGGCAAACTGGTAGCTCATGAGAAAGTTCCTCCTTAAAAGATTTTACATGAGAAGACTCAAAGGGATTTTTGATCCAGGAAGCATACTTTTCTGGAAGTGCCTCCTCAAAAGCACTACAGAAACGAGCATAGGTATCTATAACTTGCTCAATAACATCGGGATCTCTCCATCCTGGTTCTCCTTCCAGGTCTAAAAAGCTCAGAGCTTTATCTCCCTTTTCTCTGTTACATTTTCTACAGGAACATACCAGATTAGTCCTTCTATTGTCTTTTCTTAAACTCTTTGGGAATACATGATCTACCTCAAACGGACCTTCAGTATTCCCACAGTACCAACAGACACCATAGGTGTTTGCAGTTTCTGGTACTCTGTTCATGCTTCTTCCTCCTTGTATGTCCCGTCAGGATTAAAGAGCTCGTCGTACCAGGCTTCCAGATCCACACCTATGTCCTTGAGTTTCTGTCGCTCAGGGTAGGTATCCTCCATCTCGTAGAACTCCCGCATGGTCTTGTGCTCCTCAAAGACATCCCTGTAAAACTGGTATAGGCGTTTAGCTCCCCAGCCGTGCCGGACGTGTAGTGCCCACAGGTACATAGCGTCCATATCAAGGGTCAGACCCTTGCTTGCCTCAAGGCACTGCTTATTGATCTCCTCTCTGAGAGCAGTCTTGGCAATGCCAGACAGCATAGACTTCTTCATATCAGAGGGCTTCATGCTGTACACAGGCTCAGCTTTTGGGAGCTTACCCTGACGCTCCAGTGCTCTGCGCTCTCGTCTGTTCATAGGCCAAATCCGCCTCCCTTCTTAGAATGTCTGGGACAGGAGTCATACTCATGGTGCATAACTGTACCACACTGTCCCCAGAAGCCTCCAGCAGTTACTCGAGTATTGAAGCTCTTACAAGTCTTGCAAATACCCTGACTGAAGCAGCCCTCCATACCGAGCTTTGACTCAAGACTGTCAACTACGTCGACCATGTCAGACCATGACAGCCGGATCTCGTTCTTTTTGCCTTTTGCCATCACAAGGCCACCATCAGGCTTTTCCTTAGCCTTTTGCCGGAGCAGATGCTTTATAGCTCTCAGTGTGAGCTCCAGCTCGCTGATGGTCTTGCCCTTGTCTTCATTCAAAGATGTCATAGAATCACCTCATCGCCATCTCCACAGAAGAACTCAGGGTCACGGGGCTTCTTGTCAAGCTCACAGGCATGAATGACCCTTGCCTTTATGACGCCTTTCTTCTTGTACCTCTTGTAATGCTTGCACTTCTTGCAGCGAACTATCTTAGCCACATCATCCGTGGTAAAGGACGGGTATACCCAGTTAGACAGGAGGGTAAACTGCTGAATGACCTCGTCAAGGGTCACACGCTCGCCGTTCCTGTTCTTGTAGGTTTTCCCAGGATTCTCCTTGAGTTGCTTCTTCATCAGGTGGATGACGAGCTCATACATATCATGTATTGTCATGGAACGTCCTTTCTAACAGGGTCTTGATGGGGATAATCTCCCTCTGACCAAGGTGGTAAAGCTCCACAGATGTACCCTGCATAGTTTCAATACCCTTGATCAGGTGACCCCTGTTGTTGACCACGATTCCTTCCTTGCAGATAAGGTACTTACCACCAAAGCCGGGGATAGGCTGCATATTGACTTCTTTGTATACCATAGGGGATCACCGCCCTTTAAGTCCAAGTCCTGCCCAGAGGTAATCTCTGGTCTTGCTGTCACGGATCTCTCTAAAGCCCTGAGCACGTATGTTGCGCATAAAAGCATGCTTCTTGTGAGACTCTCGACCGGTATCGATACAGAACCGGCAATAGGACTCATACAAAGCGTTCTTCTCGACGGTAAGGTCACTATCCATTTCACAGTGCTTGGCGAGGAATGCGTGGATGCTATCACTATCCTGACGGAGGGACTCCACGTACTTGTCGCTCAGGCTGGTACGAGGAATCTCCTTGACCGGTAACAGGGACAACAGGTAAGGAATGACCTCGGACACACCCTCTTCGCTGCACAGGTCATTCACGTAGTCATTGTTCAAGAACAGCTCCGTGTTCATAAACAGGATCCTCATGCGCTTATAGAATGCGTTGGACTTTTCCTCCAACTGGAGCGGAAGCTGGTTAAAGGAGAAGATAAGCTTACAGAACGGTACGAAGAAGAACGGCTCTTTACCCTTGCGCTCGTGCATGATCTGGTCACCGCCGGTGATCTTCTTAAGGTTTTCAATAGAAGACAGAGGTAAGGACGAGTTATCTGCACAGGAGTTTAGCAGCCGGTTATAGAGCTGCGCCGGATAGAACCGCATATTGAGCTCATGCATACTCAAAGAGGACACATTCTGTCTTCCTACAAGGGTCTCAAAGAAGCGGATCAGGACTGACTTACCTGTATTTGACTGACCACAGAGGATCATGAACGTCTTAAGACCGTAGTCAAGAGTCATGCAGTATGCCATATACTTGAGGAGCATCTTGATGTCTTCGGTAGGGAGTTTAGTTTTCTTAAAGAAGTCATAGAGCCGAGTCTGCTTAAAGGGTACATACTCGCCGACTTCATGAGGGATCTGTAGGGTCTGGAGGTACTTGCTGTCATGAGGCAACAGCTTGTGAGCCTCGATGTCCCATACCCCGTTCTGAAAGTTGATAAGGTTCTTGTCCTGGTTGAGCTGACTGGGAAGCCGCTGTAAGCGCACGTCGTCACAGATAAGGCGGTAGGCCTCCATAATTCTGGTCTGTGTGATAAGGTGGTCTACGACAATCATGTCCTTGATGGCATTGCGTACATAACTACTCGCCTCGGCGTAAATACCTTCTCTGTAAAGGTAGCACTCACCACCCAGAACAAAGATGTCACCACGGTTGACAAAGTAGTCACAGATGGCACGGTAGTTGACACTGTTGGGAACACCTTTGCTGTTGTAGATAAGATAGGGGTTATCAAATTCATGAGCTGCCTCATAGCGTTTGGTGTTCTCAATGATCTTCTCAAGCTCAGAGTCAGCCATAGGCTCACTGAAGATGATGTCATTGATAGCGTGAGCCATCTCATCAATCTGCTGGTCAGAAGCTCCCCTGTTCTTATAGGCCATGAGGTGAGCAAAGAGGGTAGCATTGCGCCCATCACCATCCTTAAGACCAAGGAGAGTCTCCTTACGATTGACCATAGGAGTCCACTCAGGGGACAGCTCTGCTATCTCTCTGCACTTGTTAAAGGAACGGTTCTCAGACCCGAACGGTAAGATGACGTAGCCCTTGTTAGCACAACGGAAGTCACACTTAAGACCACATGGGAGAATCATGCCGACCTTCTGAGGGTAGTCTTTGTCACACTTGAAGTACAAGTGCAGCCCTTTCGGGGTCTTAGCCATGAGGGTCTTCAGACCAAGGCGTTTGATCATCTTAAGGGCTTGAGCCTTACCCTCATCGATGTCAACAATTATGTACCCTGTCCTGACCCACCAGCCGATCTGTCCACCAGAGAAAATGTGAGCATCAGCAGCGGCCTGATTCACGATGGCAGTATCAAGGCGCTTCTTGCCCATGCAGCGGACGTAACTATCTTGACCTACAAGGGCATCAAACTCACTCAGTTTCATGCATTAGTTCTCCTTTTTAACGAATCTGCAGCCGGGATCTTTCACGCACTCAGCGCAAGCGCCGCCCTCTTTGAGCTGCTTATAGTCACCGTTGTGAGCACAACCTACACACGGGGTAGCTTTCACGTAGCGATCAAAGTTGTGGCAGTCTGAACAGGGGAAGATGTAGTCGGGAGTGCTCTTAAACACACAAGACTGGCACTTGTAGTCCTCAAGGGAAGTCTGTCCAGGAACCTCTCTGTCGACGGTGGTCTGCTCCATGCTGGAAGATGTGTTCATCCAGTGCTCAAGACGGCTCACCTTGCCATGGATGCGCTGCTGAAGGTCATAGGGCTTGATGTCAAAAATGTTGATCACATGGTCAAGGACAATGAGCACGTCAGCGACCTCATCCAGTGCCTTGACGTACAAGTCGTTGTGAGCTTTCTCATGGTCAGTGTAGCGGGGATACTTGGCACATACGGCTGCAAGCTCAGTCAGCTCTTCACAGGAGACCAGAATCTGGTTGGTCTCACCGTAGGTGTCACGGGCTTTCTTTAGGATCTGGAGATGCGTGCTGGTAAGGTATTTTGTGTGACTCATATAGGTCTCCTTAACGGTCAGAGTTGTCGTCCATCCAGTCGGTGATGTGACGTACTTTTACACAGTTGCTGCGGAAAATGTGTTCAGTCATGATAGAGATCTCGGCTGTACCGCCATAAATGACCTCAGCCACTCCAGCAGCACAGAGAGCTCGGGCACAGGCCTCACATGGGTAGCGGGTCACATAGACCGTGGAGCCAAACACTCTCACACCGTTACGAGCTGCCATAGCTAAAGCGTCGATCTCACTGTGTAGAGCCATGCAATCAGCCGGTCCACGGTGAGCTTTACTGTCATTCCCATGGATCTGTTTACGCCAGCATCCCATGAGCTTGCAGTTCTGCGGAAGAGTACGGTTTGCGCCCATACTGGCAGTAGTTTCAGTACCGTTGACTCCCTTGGTAATGACACACCCTACTGAGACCTTCTGGCAACCTGAGTGAGCGATAGCGTACTTATATGCCATATCAAGCCATTGCTTGTCAGTATTCATTTCTTAGTCCTCCATGATGAATTTGATTGCTTTCCAGTTGAACTTGACGGATTCCACACCTGACCGAGTCTTAGCGATCTTGATAAGGGTAGGATCCTTACAGGCCAACACGAACTGAGCTACTCTCTTGTGCTGCTTCTGCTGAATAGAGCCGAGCTCGGACGCATTGCAACCGCCTGTTCCCGCGCCCATGGCCGGACAGTCATACTGGATTGCATTAGTTTTGACACATTCCAGTCCCTTCTGGTAACACTCCAACTGAAGGAAGAGATCTTCATTGCCTACAAGGTCGTTACTCTGGTAATTCAGACCGGCCTTGTGGATGGCCTTGACGTTGATCCCCACAGCCTGTTGGAGCTGGGATCTGCGGAGGATAGGGATCTCATCCTCGGTAAGAGACCAGCTAAAGGGACGGTAACTTGCACCCAGCATAGCTTCGTCAGTCCAGATTGCCTCCCAACACAGCAGCACCTTATGCCAATCCTCCACATAACCGATGACATTGCCGGAGGCCTTGACCTTCCCGGACTTTGGGTCAACCATGGAGAGGTCAAGTCGGGTAACGTCATCGTCGAGCATGATGATCTTGTCGAAGCCCTTGTGTACTGCATAGTTGAACATGACCCTGCGAGTCTCACCTATGTTGGACACGTTGGATATGAGGACGAGGGTGGTGTTGGGTCTGGCTTTGATCCAGGAGTAGGCTTCCTTCTCCTCCTTGCGGACAAAGACATAGAGCGGGAACTTCTGGTTCATGCTGCGCCGCAGGAACTTGGCGTCAGGACGCCGGTAAGATGGTACAAATACAGGGATCATAAATCCTCCTCGCTGGGAACGTACTTTTTACGGGGACGCCCTGTACCGTGCATCAGCTTGAGGTACTTGGACAGCTCACACATACAGTTCTCCAGACTCATGACGTTCATGTAACGGTCTTCCTCAGGGAGATCCCAGAAGAGGGTCTTAGGGTCAAAGTCCTTGCCAAGGTGTTTAGCAAACAGGTCTTCGAGGTTGTCTCGCAGCCAGAACAGGCACTCCTCGTAATTCAGGTGATCCCTATCGGTAAACAGATACTTGATACCACGCTTGCAGCCAATACCGGCTACCGTGAACTCATTCTCCGAGTATGGGAAGTCCTCTATGTAGGTAAAGTCCACAAAGATCTGGTAGGCCAGGAATCGGCCGATACCATTGTAAGCGGCGATCTGCTCATAGGCCTCGCTCTGATCAGCACAGAAGGACAACATACCCGCAAAGTTGCGCTCGGTAAGGTACTTCATAAACCAGAGGGGACGCATTTCTGCAATGTCCCCGCCCAGATCCTCTGGCACGTACTGACTGAGAACGCGCTTCATACCAGAGGTCATGAATGCGCCCGTAAAGAAGACTCGTTTGGGATCCTCGTCCAAGGCATCCTGCCAGACACCATCATAATTCTCAGGGTCGAAGTTGCCGTCAGAGAACTTGATAGGTAAGCCAAGTAGTTCTGCAGTCTGGTGCTTGTTATACAGCCGGAATAGGACACAGTTGTAGATCTTGTCTACGTAGGACAGCTTTCTGTTGGAGGTGATGTGCTCAATAAGCCATCTGGTCTCTCTGTCGTGCTCACGCCGGACGTTGGTGAACCTATACTCTGCAAGGATGGTATCGGACGTCCATGGTGCAGATAACTTGAGCACGTCCTTACGAAGGTGAACCTGATAGCGGCGCTGAATGTAGTTGTACAGGATTCTCAGGTTGGTGTTGTTGACTTTGGGATGAGCACCGTGGATCTTGAACTGGTTTACGCCACAATAGGGGGTATCGTTCGGCTTGGTCTTCATAAAGCCTCCTTAGTCTTAAAGAACTTGTGATTACCGATGGTCATCACATGAGTGAGGTCAGTCTCATGCCAGTGAGAGTACTTGCCTCCAGCCGTAGAGTAAAAGTACTCGATAGGTTCGGGGGTGATCCTCTCTCCCAGGATGAAGACGGCAATACAGGCATCCTCTACAGCGGACTTAGCCTTGTCATAATCGAGAGGGGAAGCGTATCTCCCGGGGAGCTTGACAACCTCTTCAGGGGTCATGTTACGGAGCTGCGCCGTGTCCAGAATGCACTGAGCCACAGCCATCTGACCGTCATAAGGTTCGCCCCAGCACTCCTGAGCCACCACTCCCAGCACGTAGTCCCAGTCCCAGCCGAGGTCGGGGATGGTAGCGGGCTGGTCATACACGGGGTCGTTGAACACGAGGGACTCTTCGATGACGATCTCGTCCTCGAGGACGTCAGTTTGCTCGGCTGGGTACATAAGTTCCTGCTGAAGCTCCCGTGTCTCCTGAAGGACTTCAGAGGACGTCTGAAGGACTTCCTCCACCTCCTGCTGAAGGGTCTGGAACTGTGCACTGATTGTTATGTAGCAGCCGACGATAAAACCCAACAGGCCAGCAGTAATGATGAGGATCAGGTTGGTAATGCTGCGCATACGCTTGTTAATGTAGCGGACGCTGTCCGGATGGTAGTAGTAAGACATTATACATTCGCCTCCATCACCTTGGCGGCATACATATCCGCCGTATGCGTCCAGAGGACGTTCGGGAACTGCTTGATAGCATTGCCATAGGCCTCCCAGTCTGCTGTTTCATAGGCTCCCATGTGGTAGCGGATACAGGCCTCCTCTTCAGGGGTAAGCATCATGATCTCCTTGAGCTTGAGTACAGAATCAGCTCCGTGCCCGCCATAGGTCTTGTACTCAGGGTTCTTGACGTATAGCTCTTGCTCGCCAGTGTCAGGATTGACGCCGCGTCCAGGAGCATACAGACCAATCTTGGTGACATCATGCAGCACACCAATGATCACTGGGCTTTCGGGTCTACCCCATGGTGAGGTAAGTCCAGCCAAGGTCATCTGTACGAGCTGCCTTGCCACATTCATGCTGTGCTCAAAGAGACCACCCTCGTAAGCGGCGTGGTACTTACGGGATGCGGGCGCTCTGAAGAAGTCTGTAGAGCATAGCCAATAATAAGGGAAGGTCTGCACGGGGACATGGGACTTTTCCAACAGCTCCAGGAGGAAGTCTTTCCGCTCCTGCTCGGTGTTGAGATCGTAAAGCATACGAAAATCTCCTTTCTCAGTATGGTTAAAATTATGCTCCAAAGATTCGGGAATGTAAAATCTGGAATTCTTTGGTTCTATTCCGATTTTCTACAAGATGCTCGGGGTGCTCCTTGTTGGGAGCTACCCCTATCGCACCTTTTCGTGATTTTTCAGTTCTTTTCCTTCAGGCTGCGCTTGCCCATGGCCGAGCGACCATCGGTCTTGCCTTGTCTGTAGGCATCCTGGAACTTAGGATTCCAACTGCTGCCCTTGCTGTGGTACTTGCCAAGGTTGGGGAACTTCTTGGAGAACTCAGTCTTGACATCCTCAGGAACCACAATGGCGAGCGCTACAGTCTGGGCGTCAATGGATTCCTTCAGACCCTCAATGAAGCCCTTGGCGTAGCCATTGTAGATCTCGGATGCACCCGCAACGGCGCTGGACGCCAGACCCTGAGCCTTGCATGCACGGTTGATACCGCGCTCCATTGTCCGGTGAATGAACTCCATACACTCCTTAGCAGCCTTGGAGTTGTCCTCACGACCGAAGAACATAAGCTTGCGGTTCGCCGAGATAATGGCCTTGCAAGCAAAAGCATTAGCTATGATGACCTGGAGCTGATTGTCGCGGGGATTTGCCTTGACCTTGGTGATCTCCAGAGAGTACTTGATCTTCTCTTCCTGACCAAGGGACTCCATGTCCACATTGTACTGAGCCATCAGAGCCTGAGCCTTGAGCAGAGCGGCCTGAGCCTCTTCCTCGTTGGGGTTATTGCCAGCCAGATTGAGGAGCTTCTGGATCTTGTCAGCGATCTTGTTCATGCCAGTCATTGTAGTGTCCTCCTTAGATGTCAGATAATGTATCAGCCCATTGAGTAGCGTCACAATCCATACTCTCGATTTCGCTGAGCACCTCATTCAGGGTATCGAGATACTCCTGCATCTGTTCGCCGCGCTCACTGTCCTGGATCGACTCGGGAAGGTTGTCGTAGGATTCCTGCTCGTCATCGATGACTTGCTGCAGATCTTCAAGGATCTCGTCCCTGAGCCCTTCCAGCTCCTGTAACTTTTCAGCGATCTCCTTGAGCATACTTCTCTTAATCTTGTTCATGTTGTCCTCCTTGAAGTGGTGTGTTGCTTAACTTGTGAACATATCATACTTCATATTTCTACAGTTGTAAAGTTACAGTTTTGTAAGAAATAGTTAGGATTCTACAAGAAAAAAAAAAAAGATTTTTCGTCCTCTTATAGGTAGCACAAGTTTGGAAAACACCAGATTTTACAGAAAAATCACAAATTTTGAAAATTTTCAAAGAAAATGCTCCCCAAGGTTTCCCTCAGGGAGCTCTTAAAATTAGTCCCTCTTTACCTTAGAATGACTACAAAAATCGTCATCTCGCTGAACAAATCCAGTTCTGCCACACCAGTTCTCCGGTACACCATCGTTCAATCCTAAACGATAACGTGCACAATCCTTGCAGCGCGTCACGACCACGGCGTCGACGGTGGGAGCATCCCTGATAGCCTCAATGGCCTCTCCGCAAGGCGAGCATCTTTCTCGAATAGCTTTTACAGCGTCTTCTCTTGAGACGTATTCACTCATCGCCATCGCCTCCGTCCATCCGAGCGCCACAATAGTAGCAAAAACGGCACTCGCTCCCAAAGATAACACCGTGAGCGTCGTCGGTCGGGATATCCACGCCGCAGTTTGAGCATTTACCGTCAATCCACCGCGCATGTACCACCGGCGCAACGTCAGCGGCAGAAAAATCCTCGACAATATCAATCGCGTCGCCTGTTCCGCACGCACGGCATCTTACTCCGTGGTAGCTATTGCACCCTATGCAATAAATCTCTTGAATGCGCTTGACGACGGCTTCGCGCTCAATGTATTCAGTCACAATATCACCTCCTCCCTGCATGGCAGCCAACTGCGACCAAGAATACCCAGACCATACAGAAGAGGGTCAAAATGTCTTTGCCGGTCATTTCAGGAGTCCCTCCTCCTCGTCATCCTTATGCACCTGCACGATGGCCTCCACCTGTGTAGGATTCAGGTAGATCGGAATATCGGCGACAGCACCCTCATACTTGAATGACTTCAGCTCTCCAGTAAGGGTGTTGTAGCCACAGCTACCACCTTCGGCACGAATGTCAAAGCTCTGACCTGACTTCAGGAATACTCGTAAAGTAACCAAAATTATTCCCCCTTCTTCAAAATACCCTGAATAGACTCCAGTCGTCTGTCAATTTCTGACAGATAATAGGTGTGAGTGGCAGTGAATCTTGCAGCCTGAGCTTCAGCACATACAACTCTTGCATCATTAAGCTGAGCAAGGACTGCATTGTAGTCGTCCTCTGAAAGGACTATCATCTTAATCACAGCTCTTCTCCTCTGCCTGGATCCGGCGCTCAAGCTCATACTTGAGACCATACAAGAAGTCACCATTGACAATAGTGCCGGACTTGTCACGGAAGACATTGCCGAACACCTTGTGAATGTCCACATAGGAGCCTCGGTCCAGAGTGGTCTGGACAAAGGTTCTGATGCAACGCTCGACCCTAGTGTCCGTGGTGTTATACTGAGATGCGATGGCGGGATACAGCTCTCTGGTGATGGCAAGTCTGCGTGAGGAATTGTACATGAGCTTGACGCCGTAGGTGACATAATCGAAGCCACTCATGCTGATGGGGCATCCTAAATCCTTGAGGATGTCGTGAATGTGGTTGGTGAGTTCTAAGTCTGTCATGGTTGTTCTCCTTTACAGTGTAGTTAGTCTTTGTTGTTGCGATCGATGATGGTTGCGGGCTGGCTGGCCGACAGCACGACTGTGCCGTTGGTCATGATGACGACAGATCTGGTGCGGCGACCATAGGTGGCGTCAATGACACGGTTGTTGTCCTTGGCGTCCTGTACGAGGCGCTTGACCGGAGCCGATTCAGGGCTCACAATGGCGATGACGTGGTCACTGTTGACAAAGTTGCCAAGACCGATGTTGATGCTGTTCATGTGGGTAAGTCTCCTTTCTTAAATGTGGGTTCGGTACAGGTACAGGCAGCCAGACCTGAGTTCTGCCGTGACGGGGTAGTTCTTGGTCTTGATGGCCTTGTAGAAGGACGAGAACGCTGAGTGAACGCTTGTGTAGTCTCCCGGTGTGACCTCGACAAGGGCGGCCTCTTTACCAGATACAATGAACTGGTTCAGTGTGCCGAGGACGTCATTACAGGGCGCGTCATGCTTGTGTTTGGGGACTTTATGAGCCTCCTCGACTGTTATAGGGGTTAACTTCATGATAGTGGTCTCCTTTCGGTGATATAGTGTGCGCGGGGGTGTGGGGGACGGGTGCGATCCGAAAGTCCTGATTCTCGGGTGGTTTTACAGGACGATTTCGTCAGCGGAGGGGGTGAGGTAGGTGTGGGGGTGGTCAGCGGTAGTGATGCTTTTTCGTCTTGGAAAACTGACGGAATTTGGACTCCTTTGCGGCGGTGTATGTACTTGTGAGGAAAAGTGTCTCCGGGTGAGTGGACGCCCTCCACGCGGTGAGGGCAGCCTCGTACTCGGTCCACTTAGGACAGGTAGGTTTACAGGTTGCCGTCCGGTTTGGACAATCCCGCTGACAGGGTTGTGTGGGATGACCGGGGGCGCGAGGTAACAACTCAAAGTGATACATGACTGCACCTCAGAACTGGGAGTGCTTGGTCATCCAGGGATGATGTGCGACCTCGTCGTAAAGGACTACGTGACCCGTGGAGAGCGTAGGTGGTACGTCGATGATGCGCTGGTTGCGTGAGCCTCTAAACCTGAGTGAGATGTCGCTCTGGTCGATGTCGAATGGACCATCTACAAGGACATCGATGAGACCGAGGATCTTGCCAGTGATGGCAGTGTGGGGGTGAGCGCCGGGAGTGATGAGGTCCTCGTAGGTAAAGCCTGTGTACATCCAGATGGTCTTGTCGGGGTAAATGTTGTGTACCAGCTCCAGGAACGGCAGGAGGGAGTGCTGATTGGACGGCTCAAAGGGTTCGCCTCCCAGGACGGTGAGACCATCGATATAGGATGGTGCGAGCATACTCAGGATGTCATCCTGTACCTTGAAAGTGAATGGACTGCCATACTTGAAGTCCCACGTCTCGGGCTGGAAGCAGCCTCGGCAGTGGTTTGTGCATCCCGACACGAACAGGGAAATTCTTACCCCCTCTCCGTTGGCGATGTCACAGTCCTTGATGTTGCCATAGTACATTGTCGATCCTCCTTAGTGGTTGGTGGTGTGATGGTTGTGGCGGTTGGTGGTGTGGCTGCGGGAGCGGCGGGGAGTGTCCAGCATGAACAGGAACTTACACAGGGTGTTGACCGTTGTGGAAACTCCAATGGTGATGAAGATGACCTGTGAGGTGGTGAGAGTGATCATTTTCTGGCCTCCCAGTCACGTGTGTCGGGGTTGTAGGTAAGGTTCTCCAGATGACTGACCAACGACTCGAGCTCAGTGTCGGACTCTTTGAGCATCTTGTTGACAGCGCAGCGGATGGACGGGCTCGTGATAATAGGGGGAAGAGTGGTCAGGGATGAGGTTGCTTTCTCCATCTCGGCACAGTCACGGAGGTAGATGTGGTACAGGTTGTAGGCGATTCTGCGGTCGCCGGAGGCGTTCTCGTAGGCAGGGATGTTGACGATGTCGTTGTACTTACAACTGAACAGCCTTGCCTTGAGGTTGTAGGCGTTGGTGCTGGGACGGATGGGGGTAGTGGGGGTAGTGGTAGACATGGTGGCCTCCTATAGTGTAGATTTGTGTGAGCTGCTTGATTTATGAATTCATCATACTCTCATTTTTCGGAAAAAGCAAGCCCTTTTTGTAAAGATTTTCAGTTGAGGTGGGAAACTCTTAGGGAGAGTAGGGTTTTCGGTGTGGCGGGGTTGGAATCTTGTTCATTACTCCATGAGGAAACGGTAAAAAAGGCGTGGAATGTAAAA